CCTTAGGGCCCTCCCTGGTACTTTAGTGCCGGCAGGTTCAGATCTGCGCTCTATGCAGTCGTCATACGCCTAAACAGTGTAGGGCGTATTGTCCCGACTGCATTATTATCACTAGAAAGGTAGATCATGGATGATGTTGGGATGGTGACCAGTTCTCGGGATCCTATGAAGGGTAAAACCCTTTTTTATGATTTCCGAGCTTCTCTTGAAGGGCCACCGTCCACTACTGACAGATATAGAGTGCCTCTTAATGAAGCATTCTCGGGTCGTCCAGGTTATGACGACCCTGTCAGTAATCAGGATTCCGTAACGTCCTTTAGGACAGGAACCGACTTCAGTGTTGCCGACCAGTTAAAGCTTCTTGAGAAGGAGAGTAATCCCCTTCTTAAGCGCGATACTGGACACGAGTTCGATCTCAGAAAGTATTATGTCCACAACCCTTCACAAAGGTATGTGGATCTGAGAGGAACTTACGGCGGGGGCGGAAACGCCCTCTGGCACTGGAAATACCGCGGTCCCGTTGGCCTATATGGTACCAATGGATCCTCTTCCGGCTTTGCCGGCGAAGGATCACATGGTTACATTGTAGGCGAAAACGAGAACGTTGATATTTCGATGGGTGCAAAGGCTATCGCAGCTATTGCTCCCACGAAGTCGGAAGCCAACGTCGCTTCTTCCCTCCTTGAACTCAAGGATGGGTTTCCGAAGAGTCTAGGAAAATCACTTAGAGATGGTCGAGATGCTTCCGCCGTCGGCGATGAGTATCTCAACTTTGTCTTTGGGTGGCTTCCTACGATTTCGGATGTAAGAGACATCGCCCGTGCTATGATTAATGCTCAAAAGATCATTACTCAGTACGAGCGTGACGCCGATCGTATTGTTCGGCGTCGTTTTGGCTTTCCCGTTACCAACCGGTACAATTATGTGTCCGGCTCCGGTATCAATTGGAAGGTTCTTCCTTCCCCATTTGGCCCTACCAATCAGCTTTTTGGCCGACTTGGTAATGGTAATGGTTTTGAGATCGAAGATGGTAACTACAACATCTCACTTGCCGTCCACCACGAGACGAGAGTCTGGTTTAGTGGAGCTTTCCGCTACCATTTGAACGTTGGCGATGATGTGTTTTCACGCATCGACCGCACCGGTCAAATAGCGGCAAAATGGCTGGGCGCGCGCTTGGATGCACGCGCTTTCTGGCAAGCTATGCCATGGTCCTGGTTCATCGATTGGTTTACAGATGTTGGCGCTATCGTAGATAACGCTACAGCTGCTAGCCTCGATGGCCAGTTGTTGCAATGGGGTTATCTGATGAGACATGATGTCCATCGGAAGACCTTCATGACCGATTCCACCGTCAGTTATGACGACGGTATCAACCCCAGGGTTGGGATTGGTAACTTGGCTACTACTTGGGTTTCTGAACGCAAGCAAAGGGTCAAGGCAACACCTTTCGGTTTCGGGTTCGACCCCGGAACTTTCTCGGTCCAGCAATGGGCTATTCTAGGCGCGCTCGGTATGACCCGAGCGCCTAATAAGCTTTGGTAAGCTTATCATGCTTGTATCCTTGTGATAGATACATGACCTAGTACAAATTAATACCAACTTAACAATAAGTTAATAGAAAAGAGTAATGCCATGGCATTTTCCGATCCTCAGACGCTCGGTTCCACTTCGCTTCCGCGAACTGGATTCGGGCTTGCGTCTGGCACTTTTACTAGTGCGGATGGCACCAAGAAGCTTACGATTTCGCATACCTCTGGTAAGCGTTCTCGTAGCATCTACCGTGTTGATCTCAGCAAGATTGCTGCAGACCCGTTCGTTGCTGGTCAGAATAACAGTGTTTCGATGAGCGCTTACGTGCTTATCGACGCCCCTAAGCAGGGGTTCACTGCTTCTGAGCAGGTTTCCGCTGTCGCCGAGCTGCTTAGCTCGCTGACTTCTGGTTCGAACGCTTCTCTCACCAAGTTCGTTGGTGGAGAGAACTGAGATGGATCGCATCTTTGATGTGTTCCTAGGCGGGGCAATTTGTCTCGCTGGTATGGCTTCAATTGGGATCGTTGGAGTGTTTTCACTCCTCGGTCTTCGTCGAGGCCCGTCCGGCAAGCATTGAACCCTGAAGTAATGCATGGCTATGGAAGCACTACCCCCTATTGAAGGAGGAGGCTTGAAAAGCCTTACGTTACTCGCAGATCTGATTCTCAATGATCTTGGGAATCGAGTCGGCATAAGTACCCTTAACGACAAGAAAACGGTCGCTAAGCGTGTCGAAGATGAAGGTGATTCGTTTTTAACGATCACCCTTGCAAAGTTCTGTAAAGACTTCGAAAGAAGCCTTGATCAGGGCTTTGTTGATCACGACCTTTTTAAAGGTTTTACCTTTAAAGGCAGTCTCCCCCGATTTCTCGGAGGTTTCTTTGATCTCATTTTCGATCGTGGTACTGGTATCCTACTGGACGATTTTTCTATCGATTCAATCTATTCCATTCGCCAGTTTTCTGGCATGTGGTCTAAGATTGAGCGCGACTGCACCCCTGAACGGGTTGCGGCCGCATTCGATGATTATCATTCTAGTGAAGAAGCCGTAAAGGTTGCAGACGCTACACTCTTACCTCATGAATATGAGGATTTTGAGCGTATGTCTGCTCTTCTTTTCAGGAGCCTGTTCTCTATTTTAGACCGCGAGGTCTACAACGGAAACTCTCTCCCGAAGCACGGTCCTGGTTCTACAGCTGATGGTACTCTTGGAAACAAGAAGTATCATTGGCGAACCTGGACAGAGCGCATGGAATACTTATTCCCTGCGTCGGAGTTTTTAGCTCCGAGTTACTCTCTCTATTTAGAGCGTGACCTTCATTGGCTCACCCCGGGACAGGAACCACCTGTTAAGGTGATTACTGTCCCTAAAACTATGAAAACGCCTCGATTAATCGCTAAAGAACCTGTTCACATGCAGTATGTGCAGCAGGGTCTTCTTGAATTAATCATGGATAACTTCAAGAGGGATGACATCCTCTCGAAGTTTGTCAGTTTTGATGATCAGGAACCTAACAGGTTCCTTGCTCATGAGGGTTCCATTGATGGATCCCTTGCCACACTAGATCTTAGTGCGGCCTCTGATCGTGTTTCAAATCAGCTGGTCCTCCGAATGACTAAGCTTTGGCCCTCTTTGCAAGAGGGCCTTCAAGCTTGTCGTTCGCGGTCGGCTGACGTAGATGGTAAAGTCGTTAGACTTGCCAAATACGCGTCTATGGGGTCTGCTTTATGCTTTCCTGTGGAAGCGATGGTCTTTTTGACCCTCATTTTCCTTGGGATTGAGCGAAAAGCTGGATACCGGTTTACCATCAAGGATATTAAATCCTTTGATGGCCAGGTGCGTGTCTTCGGTGACGATATGATCGTCCCCGAGGACTATGTGCACGAGGTCATCGCGGTCTTGGAGCGCTTTGGGCTCTCCGTAAATCGCGACAAGTCTTTCTGGACTGGAAGGTTCAGAGAGAGTTGTGGTAAGGAGTTTTATCGAGGGTTTGACGTTTCCATCGTCAAGCTCCGCTCTGATATTCCTACCAGACCTACACATGTTCAAGAGATTGTTTCTCTTAGTGCTTTTAGAAATCAGGCTCAAAGCCTTTTTCTATTTGACACTGTTGAAACCATAGACGAATGGATTAGTAAGCTAATACCTTATCCGTTTGTCCATGAAACCTCTTCAGTTGTGGGCCGTGTCCCTTTGGATGGCATCTATGATGTCACTCATTGGGATACTAACCTGCATCGCCCCCTTGTCAAGGGTGTTGCAGTTCAGGCGCAACTTCCAATCGATCGATTGGATGATGCACCGGCTCTCCTCAAGTTCTTCCTTAAGAGAGGCTTTATGCCTTCTCAAGAGGGGCACTTGGAACGTGCAGGACGTCCCAGTACCGTCAGACTCAAGGCTGGAAGGTACCAACCCTATTAGGGATGGTAGGCCATTAATGGCTAACAGGGAGATTGTTTAAAACAACCTCTCGGGGGTTATAATCCCCGGGGAGATGTATTTTCAAACAATTGATTATTGTTTGCAGTGC